TAACAAACACATTAAACGTTGCACTCCACCCCGCAAGTCTATTATCAAACCTTTCGTAAAATGGCTCAAGTGTTGCATCCCCATCTAATTGGTATTGGTCATTATATAGCGTTCCTTTGCGTAATACCATTACTAATTTATTCAATACAGCGAGTTGTGTGTTTAGCACATCCTGTTCGTTGTTATTACCTCTGAATATGTCAGTAGTAGCTTCTTTACTCTCATCTACTACATCCATTGCCAATACAGAGATATTAAACGTAAGCGTTTGTTCTTGTGTTGTAACGTTGTTTATGATAATATGACTTAAAGGAAATATACTTTGCTTTGCTAAATCAATGTCGTATATATCCCCTGTTGTAACGGTGTTCACATTTACATCGCCTAATAGTTGGTCTTTTATCGTTTCTGTTAGTAGGTAAAAACCTCTTATCCCTGTTTGGCTCATTCTATGCTATTTAAATTTGCTTTTTATTTGTCTTGCTTCTATTTCGTTTTTCTCTTTAGTGTAGGTCAAGTATGTTAAACACTCGTGTACTCCTAATTTAGTGATATGTTCAAACTTTGTAACATCTCCGTTAGATAATGCATAGATTGAGTTGTACCACCCCCACTTGGCTGTGAAGTTAGATACTGCGCTAAAATCTGTTCGTTCTTGCTGTCCAAAGAGTTCATCATAGCTACTGATAAGTCCTTGCCTAAATTGTAAAAAAAAACAACCGCACCAAGTACAGCATCTAATGGAAAGTCTTTAGCTAATTCGCTTGTATTCGGGTCATACTCTTTAATCGTATATCTACTACCCTGCTTGTGTTCTATTGGTCTGTATAATACGTTTACTGCTCTATGCAAATTATCGTTATCCCCTATAAAAGTGTCAAGGTCTACATACTCGCCAAAAGACATATCTTCAAGACTTGGTATAAATCCGTAATTAGTACCGTTTAATTTAAAGCCATTTATAAGTTGGTGCTTAACATCAAACATATTATTGATTATATCGCATATTTCAACTATGTCTGTGGCTCTCATATTCCTTACTACAACTTCAGGAACGTTACAAAATATCTCAATAGTCTTTAGTTGTAGGTCTGTTTCTGTTAAGTCCTGCAACTTTGCGTATTCTTGGTATTGCCCTAAGGTTATTTCGTTTAGGGTTGTCGGTATTCTTAAATTAACATTCATATTAATATATAAACGTTTTTAAATATTTTTAGGCATAAAAAAACCCCCACCATTTGTGAGGGTTGTGTGGCTAATTTGATGCACTATATTGTTTTTGTTTTAAAGTGTTTCAAATTCATATTGTAATTGCTCTATTAATTGGCCAAGATATAACATTCTATTATGCTGTTCTCTTGTTTTACACTCCTCCCAAAGCCTATCTTTTTCTTCTTTAATGCGTTCAATTAAAAATTTAGCCGCTTCTTTGTTTTCCTGTGTTCTTAATGGATTTTTCATAATTGTTTTTGTTATTGTTTTACACTTACAAATATAATACTTTTTTTTAGTTATAAACAAATTTTAAACAAAAAAACTTACGAAAATTTTACGAAAATTTTTTTTAACAGGTTAGTGAACTATATATTTTCCTCTATTTGGGTTTTGTAATTGATAACCTACTGCATACCTAACCGCATCAATAAGGTGGTTGTATTTGTCTATTGGTGTATTACTTTTGCGTTCTAACCATCGGTAGTTATTCAGCTCTTTGATTAAATTAGTGCTATCAGGACTTACTACTAAATCATAGTCTTGTAGTAAACTAATTCCGTATGTAACACTACCTTGACCTTTAATTGATGGTAGTACATTACACCCCTTTGCTTTTATTTCTGTGATTAGTCTTGGCTCTGCACTATCGCCTATTATTAGACCGTTCCTTGCGTGTTTTATATTCAGTTCTGCTATTTGTGATGTGGTTAGTCTTGGCAAGTACACACACTCTTTTAGGTATATTGTTTTAGTGCTTGTGTCTATGTTTGTTTCAACAAGTGTTGTTGGGTCAGCTGCAAATCCGTAATCTTGTCCCCAAACGGATACACCCTTACGCTTAAATTCTCCTATTGTCCAATTATCAAATATAACACCCTCTGCTTTACTCAACCAAGCACCTAACATTTGATGCTTGTATTTTTCAGGTCTGCGTATTTTCATTTGTTCTATCTGCTCTATAAAACTATTAGATAGGTTTTTAATGTTGTCTAAATAGGTTGTGTGTATGTAGGTGGTGTTTTCTTTAGTCGTGTTGCTACCCTCTTGTATGCCTCTGTCCTCAAAGAAACGCTTATATATGAAATGTTCTTTTGTGCTTGGGTTTAGTATCAGGATAACTCTGTTTTGTAGTCCTTTTTCTCTTACCGACAAATCAATAGTGTCAAACTTCTGCTCGTCTGTTAGTTCTTCAGCTTCATCAACTACCCACGTTGTAATGCCTTGTAAGGATTTTAAGTTTGCGGTTTGGTCTCCGCTTGAAGTCTTTATACCTCTGAATATTATTTTGCTTCCTGTGTGTTTGTTTATTATTTCGTCTTTGGTTATATGAAAATGGGATGTAAACCCAAACAGTTCTAACTTCTCAATAAATTCAGGTATAATAGAAATGTATGCAGATGTTAAGGTGTACCTTGTAAATAATATTGTGTGGCCTGCTTCATAGGTTAGCATTACCAATATAGCGTTTATAGAAAATGACTTACCCGAACCACGACCACCACTAACTATATAATACCTACTATCTTGTTTTAGAATAGCTTTGTATTTCTCATCTATTTCTATCAAACAAACTTAATTAAGTCTTTAAAATTGATGTTTAAGCCCTCGCTTGAGTTTATATCCATACTTTCTTTTGGTTTACCGTATCGGTAATTAAAATACAGTTGTACCGCTCTCATATCGCCTTTCTTGACTAACTCCCCTAATTTGTCTATGGCTTCATCTTTGTCTATAATAGCATCTAAACGCTCTATTAATTTATGTTCATCTGCTTTGCTTGGTCGACCACCCTTATTACCTTTAGTACCTTTATTAAATCTTCTTTTGTCCATAATCAGTATTTAATTAGTTAACTGAACTTACCAATATATAAACAGAATTATATTTTTTTAGAATAACCTTTGTTGTGCTTTGTGTTGTTCTATTCTTTTATTTGCCATATCTACATATTTTGGCTCAATATCAAACCCTATAAAATCTCTATTTTCTTTTACGCTCATTGCACACTCTGTACCACTTCCTGCAAATGGTACTACAACTAAATCATTTTTACGGCTACAAGTTGTAATTAATATCCTCGTTAGTTTTTCAGGTTTTATTGTATCGTGGTCGTAATCGCTTGTTTCATAGTTTGGTAATCTTATTACATCTCCTAAATGTAAATAGTTGTTAAATGGTCTGCGTAGTTCTTCATATTCCTTGCGTAGTTCTTCATATTCCTTGTTCAAATAAGGTTTGCACCAAGTTTGTAACTTTTCATACATTTCTTTAGTTATCATTGTTGGCTCTGCTTTATCTAAACTCAAACAAGCAGAAGCAACACCACCACCATTTATTGCAGTTCCTAACGCTTCATTAACGTGCTTTAAAACAATTTTACCTTTTGATTTTGTTATTTCTGCCCTTATGTAATCTCGTATATGATAAACACATTGCGTTAAATTATACTGCTCATTACTATACATTAAAATCCTTTCAGTAAGTGGTGCAAAACTTCGCAAATCTTCGTTAAACCTTATTTGTTGTTTATGGTCGTTTGTATTTTCCCAAACTATACTATTTAATAAGTTAAAATGTTTATCAAATATTATTTGAGCGTATGCAATATTTTTAGCATCACCATACCATAAAAGCGTACCATTATCTGCTAAAATTCTTTTACATTCAACAGCCCATTTTTCAACGTCCGCCAAATAATCGTCAAAAGTTTTCCATATAAAATCAAAGTAACCCTTAACCTTGTAATAAGGTGGGTCTGCTATAATTAGATTTGCACACTTATTTGGCAAATCATTATTTAAAAAATCTTTTTTATATACTTTGTTTAGCATAGTATAGAGTTTTTAACAGGTCTGTTTAATGTAGTACCTTTTACTTCTTTTATTTCTTTTATTGTCCTCATTAGTAATTGTCATAGTAGTATCTGCTCTATCTGTTCTATCTGTTCTTCAGTAGCTTGTGGTATCTGTTGTAACACATACATTCTATTATCGCCTATTAGAGCTTTGTATGTTAGTTCTAAATCGGGGTTGTATCTTTTATGTTGTTCATAGCTTTTTAAGCTGTGTATTATAGAGGCGTGTGTTGTTTGGTAATCGTTCCTTGCGTATGCTCTTACTATTTCCATTAATCGCATCTTGCAGACTGTTGATAAATAGGTGTTTGCTAAACTACGCATTTCTATAACATCCCTACGTCTTGTTTGTTGGAATATATCTATGTTGGTTAAGCCTTTAATTATATCTCTTACTGTTTCTAATTTATTTGTGTTTTCCATATTAGTCTATCTTTGTAAATTCTACTTTCTGTTCTTCGTTAATCGTGTCTTGGTCTTTATAGTATTGGTCTATTAGAGCATCTATCATTACTAACTCGTCTATGGTGGCTGTTTTTATTTTGTCAAACAGACCGTCTAATTTGTTTAATACATTGGTGCAAAATTCAGGGTTATTGTAATAGACGGTATTAAAGCCCTCTTGGTAAACCTGTTCTAACAGTTTGTTAGTCTTACCTACTTGGTATTTTATGTTTTGTCTAAACGCTTTGCTACCTATCAACTCGTCATTAGCTTCTAATAGTAGTTGGGCTATTAGTACACTCTTTAGGTAGTTTAGGTGTTTGTCTGATATTACTTCGTCTATTTGTTTTTCTCTATCCATTTCTCTTGCTCGTTTCTTATGTATTCTATTTCACGTCTTAAATAATCTGCTGCTTTCTCAAGGTCTTTTAATTCGCTTTCTTTTTTACCTGCCCTGCAAATGTATTTAATTATGTTACCTCTGTTGAAGTTTAGGTTGTAGTCTTTGATAAAGTCTATAACATCATAGCCCTTACCATTCTCGTAGTGTAAGTATGTTGCTCTCATATTATTGCGTTATCTAATTGTTGTATAAGGTGTCGTATCTCGCTACGTTCAAACTTTCCTGTAACCTCTGCGTTATACGTCTTAAACGTTAGGTGGTACATATCTTTTTCAGCTTCGTGTTTGTTTTCTTTTTTTCCTAAATACTCTATTTTTAAATCAAATTTCATAGTTTTATAATTCTCCTGTTAAACAATAATTATCTAAATCAGCACCCTCTATAAAAAACTTATTATATAGGTCTAATGCTTTTTCTACTTTTTCCT